TAAGAAAGGGGATGACCATATGAATGTACCTAATCAAACAGCACCTATTCGGGGTGTCTATCAGAACCACTTTACCAAAGGTCAGGTCAATGCGTTGTCTGACAGAGGCATCAGTCAGGAAACCTGTAGGTTCTTTGGGGTTGAGTCTGTTCGTGATGCAACCGGACAGATTACCAAACACATCTACCCATACCATGATGCAGAAGGCGCACACGTTGCCAACAAGGTCAGACAGGTACAGACCAAGGGCTTCAATGCAGAAGGCACACTACCGCAAGCAACTCTGTTTGGTCAGAAACATTTCCAGCAAGCAGGTAAGTTCATTACCCTATGTGAGGGTGAGGTAGATGCTCTGTCTGCATACGAACTGATGGGTTCCAAGTGGCCTGCCGTATCAATCAAGAATGGCGCACAGTCTGCCTTGAAAGATGTGAAGGCACAGTACGATTACCTCAATCAGTTTGACACAATCGTTCTGTGCTTTGACAACGATGAGCATGGTAAGAAAGCTGCTAATGCAGTGGCTCAACTCTTTGAACCCAATCGCTGTAAGATTATGGACATGGAGTACAAGGATGCCAATGAATACCTGAAGCACAACAAGCGTGAAGAGTTCAATCGTGCATGGTGGAATGCAAAGCAGTATACACCTGCAGGTATCTTCAACCTTGCCGACATCACTGACCGAATGTATGCAGAGAACAACAGGGAAACAGTACTCTATCCCTATCAGGGATTGAACGATAAGCTTTTCGGAATGCGTACTGGTGAACTTGTTACGCTGACAGCGGGTACTGGTGCAGGTAAGTCAAGCCTGATGCGGGAACTTATGCACCATCTACTGACACAGACTACACACAACGTAGGTGTATTTTCCCTAGAGGAAAACATTACACAGACTGCCTTCCACCTTATGTCTGTTGAAGCTAATGACCGCATCTACATTGACGAGATACGAAAGAACTACACGATGGAACAACTCAAAGCTATTGAGGAAAAGACCATTGGCACTCGCAGGTTCTTTGCCTTTGACCACTTTGGTTCAATGACTACGGATGAAATACTCAGCCGTGTACGTTACATGGTCAAGGCTCTTGACTGTAAGTTCATTCTGATTGACCACCTATCTATCCTTGTCTCAGGCTTAGAAGGTGCAGATGAACGGCGTAACATTGACCAGCTTATGACTAAGCTTCGTAGTCTGGTAGAAGAAACACAGTGTGCTATGTTACTTGTGTCTCACTTGCGTAGGGCATCAGGTGACAAGGGGCAGGAAGAAGGTAAAGAGATTTCTCTTAACCATCTACGTGGCTCACATAGCATTGCACAGATTAGTGATGCAGTCATTGCACTTGAGCGTGACCAGCAAGCCAAGGATGAGACACAGGCTAACACAACTACAGTTCGTGTCTTAAAGAATCGTTATGCAGGTGAGACAGGTATCGCAACCTACTTGCTATACGATAAGAAATCTGGTAGGATGTCGGAAATTGACAACCCCTTTGAGGTTAAGGATGACGCAACAGAGATGGAGGATTTCCTTTGAAAGTAGCACTAGACATTGAGACAGATGCGATTGATGCCACAGTGATACACTGTATTGGCTCAAGACTTAGCATCTGGTGATGTCAAGAAGTGGTATGGTGATAACATCAAGGACTTCGCTGCTTGGTCTGACAATGTAGATATCTTTGTCATGCACAACGGCGTGTCCTTTGATGCACCAGTATTGAATAAGCTAACAGGAAGCAACATCCCACTTAGAAAGGTGAGAGACACGCTTATCCTGTCTCAGCTTCTTGACCCATCACTGGAAGGTGGACACTCACTCGCAGCATGGGGTGAGCGTCTTGGCTTTCCCAAGATTGAATACAAAGACTTCTCTTCTTTCAATGAAGAGATGCTAACTTATTGTGTCAACGATGTAGAACTTACAGTTAAACTGTATGAACATCTACTACCTATGCTAAAGAAATATTCTAAGAAGAGTATTGAATTAGAGCATCAGGTAAGAGCCATCGTTGACAGACAGGAACACAATGGTTTCAAGCTTAATGTTGTTGAGGCTTCGTGCTTAGTTGCACGGCTCACACAAGAGGCAGTAGCCATTGAAAGAGAAATGCAGGGTATCTTCCCACCTATTGTTACTCAACGCTACTCAGAGAAGACTGGTAAGCGTTTAAAGGACAATGTAGAAGTGTTCAACCCTGCATCACGACAGCAGATAGGTAAACGCCTAATGGAGAAAGGTTGGAAGCCGAATAACTTTACACCTACAGGACACCCCATCGTAGATGAAGGTGCATTGAAGGATGTAGATATCCCAGAGGCAAAGAAAATTGCACACTATTTGCTGTTACAGAAGAGGGTGTCGCAGGTTCAGTCTTGGCTGAATGTTGTGAAGGACGATGGTAAAGTTCATGGTAGAGTTATTACCTTGAAGGCTATCAGTGGACGCATGGCTCACAACTCACCCAACATGGCACAAGTACCAGCGGTGTACTCACCTTATGGTAAGGAGTGTCGTGCTGTGTGGATACCTAGTAATGATAATTATGTATTGCTAGGCTGCGATGCCTCTTCCTTGGAGTTACGATGTCTTGCACACTATATGTGTGATGACAACTTTACTAAAGAGGTTGTCAGTGGAGACATCCATACTGCAAACCAAAAGGCGGCTGGACTACCTACTAGAGATGATGCCAAGACATTCATATATGCACTCATCTATGGCGCAGGTCCAGCCAAGATTGGTTCCATCGTAGGTGGTGGAGCCAGAGAAGGTAAGACCATCATGGATAAGTTCATGGCTAACCTACCTGCCTTGAAATCTTTGCGTGATAAGATTGATAGAGCAGCTAGTAGTGGTTATGTTCGCGGCCTTGATGGTAGACTACTAAAGGTACGACAGCAACACGCTTCAGCTAACCTTCTATTGCAGGGTGCAGGGGCTATCATTTGTAAAGAATGGCTGCGTCAAATAACATTGGCTGCGCGACAGGGCTTTGACTATCGTCTTGTCGCCAGCATCCACGATGAATATCAGTTTGAGGTACGCTATGACCAAGCAGAAGAGTTTGGTAAGTTAACTCAGGCAGCTATGAAACGTGTAGAGAAAGAACTAAATGTTCAGTGTCCACTTGACAGTGAATATAAGATAGGTAACAACTGGTCTGAAACACACTAGAAAGGAGACAACATGAATAATTTAGAACCATCAAAAGAAAATCGTAAGAAGTTTGATTTAGATTTAGAGTATGGTAAAGTGCGTGAGCAAGCCGTAGCAGATATGCTTCAAGGAAAAAAGATTGAAGTAAAATCTGAGCGTGATGTCTGGCAGAACACAGGTAACATAGCGATTGAATACGAATCGTATGGTAAACCTAGTGGCATTTCTGCAACGGAAGCAGACTACTGGTTCCATAACCTATGTATAGGTGATGACATCTTTGCTACTCTTGTCTTTGATACAGACAGTCTACGCCGAATCATAGACAACCTAGACTATAAAAGGTCTGTCTCAGGTGGTGACCACAATGCATCCAAGATGTACCTTCTAAACTTACAGAAACTTTTTTCATCTGATGTAATAAAAGCATACAAAAAAGATGTTGACAGGGCTGCTTAGTTCTGTCACAATACACTCACATTAACGAAAGCGGCGATGACCGCATCACAGAAAAAAGGAGAATTAATATGCCAGTACTTTCAGGAAAATCTTTTTGGGCAGCAATCGCAACACCTAACACAACCTTTGAACCAGTATGGTCAATTGATGTGGCACTCACTGGTCAGGAACTTGCGAAAGCACAGAACCTTGGTCTTAACATTAAGAACAAAGGTGATGAGCGTGGTGATTTCGTATCACTAAAACGTAAGGTAAACCGCCGTGATGGTTCAGAGAACACTGCACCTGCACTAAAAGATTCTCAGAAACGTGACATGGGTAAGACCCTTGTTGGTAACGGCTCAGATGTGAACGTCTTGTTCAAGACATATGAGTGGGAGTATGCAGGTAAGTCAGGCATTGGTGCTGACCTACAAGCAGTACAGGTTGTGAACCTGATTCCTTACGGTGACTCTGAAGACTTTGACGTTGTTCCTAGTGGGTTTAATGCTGCTGAAGATGCGTTCTCTGACGACATCCCCTTCGGCACTTCAGTAGCCTCATAGGGAATTAACTTCAAAAGGGTGCAGCATAAAAGATATATGGCTGTGGACTGGCTAGTGTAGGGTTGGGTACGCCAGTACTTCTTACAGAAAGGATTTGTTCTTATGATTAAGCGTGGAAAGTTTTGGTTCCCTGAAGATGATAATCATTTTAATGGGGAAAATTATCAGGTACATCACCGCAGGGAAAGCTTATCACATTGTGATAAATTCAATACTGCTATTGATGTCGGCGCACACGTAGGAACTTGGGCTGTAGATTTACAGGAGTTCTTTGAAAAGGTGTATGCCTTTGAACCTGTACCTGTACATCGTGAATGCTTAGAAAGAAATGTTGATACAGATATTGTTGAGATACTTCCTTATGCTCTTGGAGATTACGATGGGAATGTTTGTCTATCTTACGCAAAGGATGGCAACAGTGGTACATCTTCTATCACAGAGGATGGAGACTATGAAGCAGAAATTCGTACACTAGACTCATTCGGATATAAAGATATTGACTACATTAAGATTGATGTAGAAGGTTTTGAATTACAGTTTTTAAAAGGAGCAGCCGAAACAATAAAAGAAAATCGTCCAACAATTAACATAGAGGTTAAGAATACTTGTGAAAGATTTGGATATAAACAAGAAGACATATTTACTTATCTAACAGAACTTGGTATGATACCTGTAGGCAGAACAGTTGACGATTGGGTTTGGAGATATGCTTAGTTGAAAGGAGAAATGTAATGGAAGATATGGTAGACCACCCACCTCATTACAATCAAGCAGGTGTAGAATGTATTGACGCAATAGAAGCAGCACTTGGTGCTGAGAACTTTGAGTTTTACTTACAAGGAAATGTAATGAAATATCTTTGGCGTTATCGTTATAAGAATGGCGT